GTCTTGCCGTTCCGGAGCGCTTTCTTGAAGAGCACGCTGATTACAACGTCAGAGAGCGCTTGCATTGCGGTGAAGCATTCGTCCATCGGCTTTTCAGGTGACTCGCTCGTGCGGGTTTCCTCGCCTTGGTCAGAGTCATTGTTAATCTTTGAAAGCACGAGTTTCGGTTTGAGTATGAATTTTAGTATTTCCATATGTAGTGGGATTGTGGATACAGCGTTGATTGAGCCTTGGCGCGTGCTGTGGGTGCGCGTCGGCTGGTTGATTAAGCTACGATTTTCAGATGCTCAGTAAGTCCATCGGCGATCGCGTCGATGAACTTAATTGCGCTTTCTTTGGGCATTCCGTAAGCTACAAGATGCCCGTAAATATTATTCTTTGCATTTTTTACGAGTAATTCCATACTTGATTCCCACTCTTTCAGTGACAAAGGATTCACTGCCTCTTGCGGCCTTGCGGGCGAGGCATCACCCTTAGCCTTTTCCTGCGCCGCTACGCGCTCAGCATGGCGCTTTGCTGCCTCGGCGTCCTGCTGCACCTTGAGGGCGGCGCGTCCGGCCTCCAGTGCGGCTTGATCTTCGATAAACTTAGCGCGGCGTGCCGTGTTCATTTCGATGGCCGTGCCTTGCAGCTCACGAGCGTCGGCTAGGCGATCGCCAAAGAACGACTCCGACAGCTCGACGGCGTTGATCGCTGCGAGATGCGCGTCCCACTCGGCAAGCGTTGTAGTCCGAAACTCTCCGACGCGGTGGTGCCCGTTCTGCATCAGCTCCAGCGCGTCCGTGATCGCTTTGGCGTGTGCTGCGACTTCGGCGTCGTATTGCGTCCGCGGGAACAGGAAGTCAGCCTTGAGCTCTGCGCCTCGGCTCTTTGCAATGCTGCGCTGAGCGTCAACCTTTTTAGCTTCCTGTTTGAGCGGATCGACTAGCGACTTTCCAGCTCGGTCAATGGCAGCGAAGAACTTGCCGATCTTTAGACTGATGCTGCCATAGTGTTTGTGCTCTGCGGGGTTGGTTGGATCGAGGACAAGGGAGTTAATTTCTAGCTCCATCTTATCGATCTCCAGTTTCAGCCGGTCGCCATTAAATAGGGCGAGCGGTGCGCTTTCGTCGATTTCGGGGATCGTGATTTCGTGTGGTTTTTTCATTATGTGCCTTATGTGGTGAGGTCGGAGAGTTCAGCTTGCAGCTTCGCAATAGTTGCCAGCTTTTCGTCCTTTAGTGTCGTTGCGCGGTGCAGCTGTATGTGAGATTCGAGCGAATCCCATATTTTCTTGCGCGTTGACTCGTCGCCAAACGCCTCGCCAAACATACCCTTAGATTCCCAAAAATCTAAGTATTCAGCACCGTTAGCTGTCCATATTTCAAATTTCGATTCGTCAATTTCAATTTTTATTGAGTGATCTGTAAACTGGACAACTTCGTAATCTCCGTCAATAATTGAACTGGCGATGAGGTTGATGATTTCCTTTATGTGCTCTTTTATTTTCATTTCGTTTTCGTGTGTGTGTGTGTGTGTGTGTGAGGTCGGAGAACAGTTATCTGTCCCATTCCTCGAAATTTCGGCACTCGTCCGGCATCCATCCCAGCCGCGCAGTACGTGGGCTGATCGTCTGCGCGGCTTCGGCTAAGCTCTTATCTTTCGCCGCTTGCACCTTGTCGGGTGATGTGGTCTTGGGGATCTGGTCACTCATGCTCGTAGTGTAGTTGAGTATTGGATACGGTCGGGATGTCTATGCTCGGCTAATACGGGGCATCGACCTCTTTGCCTGTTGCGGGATCGGTAGCTGTCGGCATCGAGCTGGACTTGGCCTCAGTCAAAGCCATATCGAGCTTTTTGAGCAGCCCGGTGAGCGCAGGAGTGTCAGCGCTTTCTGACTTGCCGAAGAATGTCTTGATTGCCTGTAGGCTCTTAATGTCGCCGTCGCTGGCAATGTCTGAGAGCTGCTTACCTTTCCACTTCGCGGGCGTTGCCAGCGGACTCGTAATCTCAAACCATTTCAGCTCGGCACGCTTGGCCGCCCATGCCTCGGCTTTTTCTGCGGGCGTCTTCGGTATGGTTGCGGGGTGCGGGGCGGTTGGCTTTGACGCAGGCGACTTTGCCACCTCGTGAGTCGTGGCGTCAGGATCGTCCTTTGCCATTTCCTCAGTCGGAATTAGGAACATATTGACAAGCGCATATTTGAGCGCAATTGAGAGCGTTTTTGATGCGCCCTTGTCGCCGTAGTCCATCGCTTCACCGATCGATGTCATTGCCACCTCTGAGCCGTCCTCAGCCATAAATCGAAATCGAACGTCTGTCAGGTGGTGATATCCAGACGTGCCGTGCTTTGTTTTAAATTCGCTTACTTTGTGAGCTAACACGTCTGTCAGAATAACTACGCCATGAGTTTTGAAAACGCCGTTTAGGCAGTTGAGCACTTGCTCAATACCACGAAATTTGAACTTCTGTTGCTGGTTGTATCCGCCCTTATCAATGGCTGAGATTTCGCGCATAATAGCAATCAGCGCGGGGGCGATCTTGCCGCCCTTTGTTTCCGCGCTCACTCGCTGCCCCCTTTGGCTACCTTGTCTGCGAGATCACTGACGGCGAGGTCGATGACTGCGCCGTCGCTGCGTCCGACGCCTTCGCGGTTGAGCCGTTTGACCGTCGAATGGGTCGTCGGCGTTATGAACGTGTTGAGCCTTACGCGGTTGACGCGGGGTTCTTTAGTTGGTGCTGGTTGGTCTGTCATGGTGTGTGGTTGCTGTGAGTGGTTGCGGGTTGTGAGGGTAGATCAAAAAGGAGGCTCTTCCTCGAGCGGGTCGTCTAGGTAAAGGTCGTCGTCCTCGGGGGCTGCTGCTGCTTGCGCGGTGCGCGGTGCCGGGTTCGCCGACTCCAGCACGGTGATCTGGAGCGCCTTCAAATTGACGTAATGCTTTCCGTTATACTCGCGCCCGTTAATGACGAATTCGATTTCAACGAGATCGCCCAGGTTTAGTTTTGCCACCAGTTCGGTCTTATCCTTCACGGTCTCAAACTGGATCTCCTGCGGGTATTTGTCCGCTTCGTCAGAGATCACGAATTCGCGCTTGTTAAAGCCGCTGCCGAACGTCTGCTCGTCCTTGATGACCGTCACGCGGCCTTTGATTGTAAATGTGCTCATATTTGGGTGATGCCTGGCGGAATGCTGGCACCCAAAAAGCCCGAGCGGGTTAGGCTCAGGCTGTGGGTAAAGGGGTTGTGTCCAAGTTACTTTATTAATCTGGTAAAATCACCGTCGATGCAGCTAAAAACTACGCAGTCGTCTGATTCCATCATTTCGATTGAGGTGGTAATAAATACGTTGCCGCCTCCGTTCTCGCTACGGTTTCCAAACTCGCGGACTGCGCGATTAGCGTCGTAGCGAAGGCCGTTGACTGTAGTAGTGGACTGTGATCCGTTTGTAAATTTGTGGATAAATTTCATAATTCGTAGTTGGTTAAGTGTGTTATTGAGGAGAGTGCTATTATTAGCAATTTACGCCAAAGTCTTTATTTATGTCGCCTGTGCCAGCATATTGAGTTTGCGCGGCGATAGCGTCATTGTGACCCTTGAACCCTGCTTTAGTTTCGCAAATCATTGACTCTACGATTGCTAGACGATGCGCATTTAAGCCAATTTGACCAATTTTAGCTACGCAGCCTTGCTGAGCGACTAAAAGCTTTTGCAATCCCTGTGGTGCGTAATGAGCGGCACCGTTAAGGCTTACGCTAATTACTAATTGTTTTTCGCCGTCCGTGCGGCGACGGCCTTGAAGGTTGAGTCCAAACTCAGACTCAACTGTAATTTCGATTTTGTGGCCTGACTCTGTTTTGTATGTGATTTTCATAATTCGTAGTTTTTAGTGTGTTTTCTCTCGGGCTGATTGCCTCCGATAACAAGAACATGCGGCACGTTGTGCAGGTTGTCAAGCAATTGTGTGCATATTTATTTATTTATTTTCGCGCCCGTAATTCAAAACGTGCAGAGCGTCTGCAACATTGTCGTCACAGATATCTAGGTGCGGCCATTCCGATTTTGCCGCCGCCACCATTTCGTGCTTTTGCGCATTGCCACGGCCGGTCGCGAACTTTTTGACTGTGCCAATGTGGCAGCCCACGGCTGGTATGTTGTAATGCGCGGCCCTGCTCATCATTATGGCGCGAAACCCGTAAAGCAATCGGGCAGTATTCGGACGGTTGGTGACAGCCTCTTCGAAATAGATCACCGCCGGTTGTAGGTCGCGCAATACGCCGTGGAGCCACTTTTCGAAGTCGAGCAGACGCTTGCCCTCGTGGTCTTGCTCGCGGCTCTTGGTGGCTGGCAGTCGGGCGAATTTGACGCGCCCGCAGGATACGACACCAGCGCGGAGCTCAGCCCATCCGGTAGTCGTGGCCATGTCGAGGGCGAGTATGTTTTCGGGTGTGGTCATAGTCGTGTCGTGGTTCCGTGCCCCCACCCTGCGAGGACGTGTGCAGGTGTCAATGGCTGTGTGCGGCTGCTGTCAAAACAGCGTGGTCTGCTGCGTCTCGCGCATCACCCGCTCACAGCCTGCGGCGTAGTAGTCGGCGTCCAGCTCGCAAGCCGTCAGGTGGTGCCCTGCGTAGTGGCAGGCGATCGCAATGCTGCCGCTGCCCATGTGCGTGTCGAGGATCGTGTCGCCGGGCTTGGCGTAGTTGCGGAGAATCCAGTCGTAGAGCGCGACGGGCTTTTGCGTGGGGTGGATTCGTTCACGATCAACTGGAGACATTTTGAAAATTCTTGTCCCTCCGTTGCTAACCCATGCCATCTCGCATTCTGCAAAACTACGCCCTCGCATACCTTCGCCCTTATCCCATATAGCAAAATATTGGGAAATAGGCAGATTGAAATAATTACCTCCCCATATAACTTGATTTTTAGATACTCGAAATAACTCTTCAAAGTAATCATCGTTTGGTGCATCACTATCCCATTTCTTGATTTTCCATTTCCTGTTTTCGATCTTAGCGCATCGCTTACCTTTTCCAACCCCCATGTTCATTTCAGCCACGTTTATCCCGTACGGCGGATCTACGATGGCAAGTGAGAAGTGCCCATCAGGATATTCGCGCATGAGATCCATGCAGTCGGCGTGGCGGATGTCTAGGAGGTCGGTTTTCATAGTGGTTTCGTTCCCGCATCTTGAGCGGATCTGTGCAGGTCTGTCAATAGCTGTGTGCATATTTTACGAGTCAGCCAAGACAGCCGAAATCGCCTTGTCAGTCTCGTGCTCAAATATCCGCAGCAGCCCGAGAGCATCAATGTCCCCGGCTTGGCACCGCTGAATGACTGTGAGCATTTCCCCACGTGAGCGCGGGGCTTCGGGGTGCCTCGGCTCGGGTTGCTGGTTTTTCTTCCCTGCCGGAATTTCAGCTTCATGCAGGGCGGCCTCGTATGCGGACAGATTCACGCGGTTTCCGACGGTGCGGGCAGGCCAGCCTTTTTTCGGTGGCCAGCTTACGCCGATGTATTCGAGGGTCTTGCGCTTGTAGCCGCCTTTCGGAGTCTTCAGCATTTCGATGTCGGGGAATCCTAGTGTGATCGTGTAGGGGTCGTTCATGGTCGTTTCGTGGTAGTGTAGTTGGTTTCTGGATACGTGGCTGGATGCTACGTAGCAAACCTTATTAAAAATGCTGCGCCGGGCTACGGGCACGGTTCCCCCATACCCCAAAGCCTAAATCCTAAACCTTGAATTATGGGAGAATCGTGCTGTCCTTAAAAAAGAGGCCAAGCTTTTCGCTCTACCCCCGATGCTGGCCTCAGTTCCCGATGAGTAGGCATGATAGCAGGGTAGTGCACGCGATGACATTCCTGAAGCGGTCATCGAATCCGTATTAAGCAGTCCCCAGTTATGAGTTGACGACTGCACCGTAGGACTCGGGCTAATGGATCTCATCGCTTGCTCCTATTGACTGAGACCAAAAGAACCTCGGCGCTTTGCAGGCGAAAACCGAGGTTCTAAAATTGTCACTAGGACGGGAAAACTGTTCGTGCCTGCAAAGCTTCGAATCTTTTCGATACGCCTACAAATGCAGCAATCTGCCCGCGTGTCAATACCCTATACGAAAAAAAGCGCCCCCACCGAATAAACGGCAGGGACGCTTAACACACGAAAACGACTACGAAACCGTCTTTGCATCTGTCACTGTGTGTATCCAGATTATGAATACAAGCCCTATTGCCATATTTCTTGCTAGACGGGCTTGACGGGGCGCATACCACGCTAGAAAGTGCCCTCCTATGGGACGACCGCGAATGACCGACAGGGAAAAGGCGACAAAGGCCGCCGAGCGCAAGCAGCAGCGAGCCGACCGTGGACTGCCGCCGGTCATCGATGGCTACATAGACCGAGACCTTGAAGCCTACCAGGCGCAGCGGGCGAGCGAGGTCAAGGCAGCGCGCAAGCTGGCAGCGCGGCTGGCTGGGCAGCGGGCTGGAGCAATGGCGGCGATTTTGCGGATGCGCGGGATGGCGGCTGAGTAGGGGCAAGAATATTTATTTTATAAATATGCACACAAACGCTTGACACCTGTGCAGGTCGGCGCATGTTGGGGGTATCGAAGGCAATCAGCCGACGACACACACACACACACAAGCTAAGAAATATGAAAAACAAATATACAGCCCTCTCAGAAGTTAAAAAATCCGACGCCCTTGCAGCTGCGCAGTCAATGCACCGCAAGACCATGACGCCACTATTTACCACACTGGAAATGTGCAAAACTCTAAAACATACATTTTCAAGCAAACGCGCTGCGATTCGGTTTGCTAAAAATAAAGGCACTAACATTGAAAGTGTAAAAGTGTATAGTAATGGCGTCTTAATTTAACACTTCCCCTCGCCTGACGGCTCACACCGTCAGGAGCCCGCGTCAAGGGCTGGACTTGACGCCGCAAAACCTCAAGCGTAGACAGGGGTGACAGCCGGAGAGACGGCACCGTTCTTTTACCAGTTATTAGTATATCCGAGAGGCTTCACCGGCCACAGGTTACGACGTGGAGACATTCACGATCAAGCACCGCTGGTTCGTTACAAAGATTGAACAGCACGGAGTTGAAAAGAGTCAGGTTCGCCCAATGGACGCATTGGCATAAAAGGAGGTATCTGGATATGACGAGCGAGTCGAAAGACAATTGCCAGCACTCCAGCAGTTGACGACGTAAGTAGGTGGAGCCTCGTGGATATACTATTGATTAAATTGTTCTTTATCACATAGGGGCTGCATCAGGGTTCGATTCCCTCCAGTTCCACTATTTTACGGGCATTCACAGACGAGGTTTTTGTTTCCCTCTGCGCACACCGCGCCGTCTGCGTTTGCTCCCACCAGCAGCCCCCCGAAGGGTCTGATAGTCCTATATGCAGTACACCGCGAGGAAGTGCGGGGGATCGCGGTTGGTGGACACTTTGCCATGCCATGACCAGACGGTCGTAAAATAAAGTGAATCGAAGCCCGAAGCATGTTAAGGGTAAGGCCGAGCCTTTCGGCGATGTGCGCGCTCCCGCCGTGCAGCAACTCAATAAGGCAAGCGGGGACACTTTCACACGAACACGACAACCACGACAAACATGAAACTAGATCCGAAATACCTAAGAACCCGCAGCTGCAAGGTCGAGGATATTGACGAAACGCGCAAGCTCTACAAAGAGGCAGCCAAACTTATGTGGGAGCAAAAGGGCGTCGGATTGGCCGCAAACCAAGTCGGACATAATAAGCGCTGGTTTGTTTGGCAGCACGGCATGGTTATCAATCCCGAGATTATTAGTGAGACCGGATCTACGCCATCCAAGGAGGGTTGCCTTAGTTTCCCTGGGCGCACTACGACAGTGCGCCGCGCTAAGATCGTCGAAGTCCGCTACATTGACGAACAAGGTAAGAGCAAAGACAAGAAGTTAGTCGGCCTTCCTGCCATCGTATTCCAGCGCGAGCTTGACCACTTAAACGGCGTATGCCTCTTTTAACCATGACCGACAAACAGCCTCCCCCCACCGAGCAGCCTACACACTGCGCCCGCCTCAGCCAATACGGCCGCCCCGCGTTCATTGAGCGCGAGCCTGACCGCGATAGCGAGCGCATGGAGGCGCAGGGCAAAGGGCGGCTGATGCCGAGCTCTCGGGTTAATTTCAAAGGGTAGCAACGCGCACCAACACTATGAAAACACGCATCATCTACATCAGCGGCCCGATCACGGGCATCACGCTCCACAATCGCCCCGCGTTCGCCGCTGCTGCGCACGAATGGCGGCTGCTAGGCTACGCGGTCATCGACCCTGCGGTCAACTACGACAGCGCTTCTGCGGTCGCCCACGCGCAGTATATGCGGCTGTCGATCGCGCAGCTGCTCTGCGTCGATGCCGTCTACATGCTGCGGGGGTGGGTGCACTCTAAGGGCGCGGTGGCTGAGCACGTAGTCGCGCAGTCGTTGGGGCTGGATATTAGCTATCAGTAAATAAATACGAAACTTGCACACAATTGCTTGACAGACCTGCACACACCCCGCAGGGTCACACCAGCGGACGCACTCAGCTGACGCACACACAAACCGAACCACTACGAAAATGCTACATATGAATCACTCCCGCGAATCCCACTGCATGGATTACGCCCACTCACTCAAGCTCAAGATGGAGCTGCTAATGCGCACTGGCGACATTTGCGACGGCAACCGTAGCCGTTCCACCGCCGCCACCGTTGAAGCCGCTATGCGCCGCGTCAGCCAAGGCGAACGCCCTACGGCTGTTGCCGCCGACCTCGGCATCCATCCGCAGACTATCTACTGCCGGATTGCCCGCGCGAAGAAAGCAGGTCAGTCGTGATCTACACACTCTCACTCTACGCGCTCACAGCGTGCCTCCTAGCCCCTACTGCCGCGGCTCTCATAGTCGTGGTCAAGTCGTGGCGGGCGGGCATCTGAGCGAATCCGCGCATACGAGGAGCCGTGCGCGATGGATGTGGCGTGGAATGCTCACTCAAATGGGGGCGCGTATACGTTTCCCCGCGAAGAGCACTTCCGCGCAGGGTGGAAAGCCGCCATGTCGCACGCAATCACTAACCGCAAGGAGATCCTCAAATCACTATGAAATTACCCATCCACATTCGCAATGACGGTTTTGACCTTGAGCAGATCCAGCGCACGGCAATTCATGCGCTCTACCGCAAAAGCAAGGGCGCAGTCCACACTAGCTACGAGGTCATTCTGATTCAACGCGCCAAGGCCGATCACACTTGGCCAAATGGCACGGTTACGCTTAAGGGGTCGGAGTCATACCCTCCATCCAGCATGTGGGGGCGCGCAGGATGGTCGTTTCCGACGCTGCGAGTAGCGCAAGCCGTCATTGAAGACAAAACCATTACAGGAGAGGATACCCCCGTATGAGCACGCCAACCACCACACCGCTGACCGACCGCCAGCTTATCAACGAGGGGCGCGGATATGCGCATACGATCAACGTCGCGTTTTGCCGCAAGATCGAGCTGCGCATGCACGCCGCTGAGGCTGAGCTGGCTGCGGAGCGGGCGCGGATGGACTGGATACTTACCGAAAGCGACGACTCCCTTGATCGGTTAGACTGCTGGAGCCGGTTTAATATTGACGCGATCTTAGACGCGGAGGGCGAACATGAGTGACGCGCACAAATACAGATTCCGGCGCGTCAACGTGCCCAAGCTCACGCTGACCCTAGACGGCATTGAGCTGGTGTTCGCCGGCGAAAACACAGCAGGCGAGGCCATGCAGTTCTCGGC